TTCTGAGCATGAATCATGGCCACTCCATCAGGGTGGCGAGGACTCCGGAGAATCCCCGCCACCCATGAAAGGAAGAAGATCAGGCGTCGATCATGCTGATAACACCACGGTCAGCCAGCACGTTGGTGATCTCACCACCCTTGGAAAGAATGCCAAGGATCGAAAGAAGCGTCGTGGCTCCACGAGTCACAGCGACATCGATGTATCGCTTGCGACCACGGAGATCAAGATTGAGAACATAAATCTCGTCGTTCGAGTCAGTCGGAAGCGTTGATGTTCCACCGTCGATGTCAAGGCTGGTGCCGAAAACAGCTCCGGAAATGTCGGCTGCGTCCGACATGTTCGATGCCTCGCCTTCTCGTGCCTTGAAAACAGTTGCCGCTGCGCCAGCCGCTCCGGTGCTTAGGACGATGGTCAAATAGTCGTAGCCTTCGGTGTCGACTACGTTGTCTACGGTGACTGCGCCAGTACCCGACACCGGGTCCAAGATGTTGACGTACTTACTTGCTGCTGCGTGATTCATTGTTGATGGTCCTTTTCGATCAGGAGGCGATGTCGAACTTAAGACCCACGATCGGACCGGACTCGGACGAGCTGCCGGTGTCGTGGACGTTGATGTCGAACCGCTCGGTGCCACGAACAGCCAGCTCGTCCTGCTCGAAGACGCTGCCGCCTCCGACCGTCGCGTGCTCACTGATCTGGAGAGTCGTCTGGCGACGATCACCAAACGAAGCGGCAAGGCTAAGATCACCGAAGACGGCGACCACACCATCGGCACTCAGTCCAGCACTGGTCGCCATGTTCGGCATGACCTGACTGAAGACCACCGGATAGCCAAGGAAGCTCGGCTCACCGAAGCCAGTACCAAGATCACGGCCAGCAGTACCGCCAGCGGCAGCCTGGAGTCGCTCGAAGCCACTGTGCCAAGTTCCCTTGTGCATGTACAGCTTCGCGTTCGGAGTGTCCGCGAACTGCGGAAGAAGTGCCATGAACGCGGAGACCTCAGCCAGCGTTAGGTCGGTCGCATCATCACGACCAGCGGTGGTCGTGCTGAAAGTCACGTTGTTCGTGCCAGCTTCGAGAGTCGGGATCACACCACGGATGCCACCGTAGGTGCTGCTTCCGTCGCCAATGAATCCGCACTCGTCTTCCTTCTTGGCGAAGGCGTAGGCGATTTCACCAGCAACGTCGTCAGCGAGGTTGACGAAGGCATCCTCAGCAAGCTCGTTCGAAACGGTGGTCAGGACCATTGCCTTCTTGGCGATGAGGTTGACCTGTTCGAAAGTCATGGTGCTCTCGGTTCCGGCAGCAGCCTCACCGACGAACGAAGCGGAGAGAGTCGCCGAACGTCGCGGAACGCGGAGCGTGTCCGAAGCCATCGGACGGACCCGAGCCTCACGACGGAAGACACCAAACTGCTCGCGGAGCGAGATCAGCTCAGTTTCGAATTCGTCCGGGACCAAGAAGCCACCAGCGGAGTTGATGCCTTCGGTGTGAGCCTTGACCTCGATGCCGTTACGGTCACACCAGTTGAGCGACTTACGGAGTCCGGCACCGGCCATCAGCCAGTGACCAAATCGCAGAGCCTTGTCAACGGCTTCGCCGTTGGAGTCATCAGTGAAGTTCTTGATACGCGACCACACCTTCGGTCGGTTCACGGCAGGAGCCATGAGCTTCGCGGAGGTCCGGACGGACTTACGATTCGGCAGCTTCGCCATCTTGTGTCCCTTCTTGTCTTCGTCTTCCTCGGCGGCCTTGTCCTCATCTTCCTTCATCTTGTCTTCTTCGTCGTCCATCGCCTTTTCTTCTTCGTCATCTGCCGCCTTCGGCATCAGAACGATTTCGACATCATCGGCGCTGAGCGGCTGTCCCTTTTCATCGACGACGGCGACCTTGTCCATGTAGAGTCGCTTGGCCTCGATGAACCGATCCGAACCCACCTGATCGGCGAGGTTCTGGAGGTCAGTCTCGACCTCCGCAAGAGTCACGATTCGCATTGTTCTATTCCTTGTGAACGGTGTTTAGATTCAGCAACCATCGGCTCGGCATACGCCATCCGCTCGGTAGCAGTTAGATTCTCGAAAGAAGTCCCATGTCTGGCACGGTCACAAATACCCGTGGCTTGTGTTCGTATCCGATCCACTGGTTCGCAGCGTCCGGATCGACGTATCCCTTGCGAACGGCTGAGACCAACGCTTGTCCGTTGGCTGGCAGCGGAGCGACCGAAACTTCAAGCAGCTTCCACTTCGAGTAGACCTGCCGGACATTGTCGCCATAGTCTTCGCGATCCTTCTGCGAAGCCTTACGGACTCCGCCAGGGATCGGAACAAAGCCAACCGAGATGCCTTTTACGATGTCTTGTGCCACCAGGCTCTCAACGAACTCCGGGAAGTACGAACCCTCGTAGCCTTCCGGTCGCTTTGCGAATTCAAGCGTTGCCTCGATCTTGCCTTTGCCACGACGAATGTCGGTGGTTCGACCAATCGGTTGTGCATAGTCGTGGTTGTAGAACACGACCGGATTCTCGTTGTATTCGCTTGCGTCCATCCCTTGCGAGATAAGCACCTCGCCATCACGGTCGATGGTTTCTGTCGATATGATCGCGTCGATCTTTGGTCCTTCGTTCTTGTGAACAACGGCCGAAAGTGTTTTCGTCTGCATCAATCAAGCTCCGCAATGATGTCGCAACGGCAATTGGGATGCACCGTTCCGCTTGAATCAAGACCAACGGTCATGGTGTCACCGTCTGTGCCTACGATCTTCTGGCCTTTCCGGATCATGGGATCATCGATCGCAATCGACTCACCCTTCGCACCGAACATCTTGTCTACCGCCTCGCAATACTGGCAAGCTCCTGGAGCCTTCAGAAACCTTTTCCGCTTGACCAATCCGGTCTGCTTCCAAGTATCGATTTGGCCTTCGTGGTATCCGCGAGCCGATTCTGTTCTAGCGATTGTCTCTGCTCTGCCTCGACTGATATCGCCAGATTCGGTCAGCCTGTTGATCTCATCTCCAACGCTGAAATCGGCTTCGATCTTGGTTGTGAATCGAACAACGGTATCATCGACGATTGCCTTGGTGAGTTGTTCTGCTCGCTTGGCAATCGATCTCACCAAAGCATCCGACATGGCAGGCGTTTGATTGATCCGACCCGCGCCTCTGCCTGAGAGGATCTGGTTCAATCGTGAAACGCCTGCACCTTGTCCGCCTTCGAATGCCTTGGTGAGAGCAGCGATCAGGCTTTCCCTGGTCACATTGGACACGCCGCCAAGATCCTTCAAGATCTTTTCGATTGCCGACTTGTTCAGCGACTTTACGTTCGCGTTGTTGATCTCGCCAGACTTCAACGCAAGCTCAAGGCGCTTCTGTACCTTGCTCAATGCCTCTTCGGTGACACGTGCGATCTGCATCGCAGGCGTTGCCTTCTCTTCTTCGCGGATGTCTTCATCAGCATCAACTGCTTCATCTGGTGCTTTGACCTTCAATCGTTTGAAGTCATCGGCCAGTCCTTCAATGTTGAGCCGAAGCATCTTGGTTTCTTCAGGCCATTCATACACCTTGGCTTCAAGGCTCTTTTCGTTACAACAATCGCAAGACTTCTTGTCGGTCTTCTTCGGATGGCCTTCTGGCAGCAGATCATTGTCGGTGGTGTACTTGGCATTTTCTGGCCTGCCGTTACGGACAAGATAGAGGAACGCATTCACTCGTCCCATTGACCACTGGTTGCGCGTCATGCCTGGACGATGTGAAGTTGAGAACGCACCGGCACCTCGGCGATATACGGCCTTGAGCATGCCGAGATTCACCTTCTTTGATTTGGTGTCGCCGTGCTTTTCGTTGTGTTGTTCTACCTTGTTCTTCAATGCCTTTTCGGTTGCTTCGCTGATCTCGATGCCACCTCTGCTGCCAGACGCAGAACCAGGCTTGTTCTCGTCTGATCCTTCGATTCGCTCACTTGGTTTGGCAGGCGTGCTGGCGTCATCCTTTGCCTTTTCCTTTGCTGCTTCGATCTCCTCCAGTTTCCTTTCACTCCATCCATTCCCTGCCTCGTCTGGATTGTTTGGATCGCCACCCCAAAGCATCCAAGCGATCACACCGGCCGACGGATATTCATCGTGGCTCGGATCTGCTGCTGGAGCATCAAGATCGACACGATGCCGACCAAAGAAGTTCGACATCCGGCCGATAGTTTCAGGCGACAGATTGCTTCGGTTCTTGATGTCCCTGGCTCTGGCTACGCCGACTTCGGTGCCGCCTCGGCCATGTTCTTCTCGCAATTCAAGACCCCTGGCAGCCAATTCTGCCATCTCCTCTGTTGGCTTCAGATCGACATCCTCGATTGCCTTTGAATCAATCAAAGCCGTATCGTCATCGCTTGTATGCTCTTGTCCTGTGATGGCAGAGTAGTCGGACATCTCATCGCAAGGCATGTACATCGTTCGGCCATCAACATCATGGGTGTGATGACCAGAGCAACCAAGCACGGCGGCGACAGCCTCTGCCTCGGCAGCCGTTTCATACAAATCGCCTTCGGTCCTGTTCATCAAAGTCAGAGCCTTGGTCGGCGTTGCATCAGCCTCAATCTCTGCCTCTGCTTCCGCAGCAGGCTTGACCTGCAATTGCGAATTGACCATCCGCTCCGCTTGTTCTCTGTTCAATCCGACCGCAACGACCAATTCGATGCCTGCAATCGATGAGACAGAACCAAGAGCAACTCGATCGAGAACATCGACCACCGCCTGCACCTGTGCGCCGTTGAGACCGGCAACACCTTCGGCTGGTTGAGGCGTGACCGGTTCGACTTCCTGGACCTCTTCGACTTCTTCAACTTCTTCTGGTTCAATCTCTGAATCAAATCCACCCGACGGCAAAGCTGGAAGAATGCCAGCCTCGATCTCCTTGCCAAGTTCTTGACCGTTCACATACAACCTGTTGCCGATCTCGTCTTCGATCGGTTCGCGTCCTTCTTCTTGCCTTGCTTCGTTCGGCGTACGCCAACCGCCGGCGACGGCCGTCTGTCGCTCCTGAAGCTCGAAAGCCTTATCGGTCGGCACTGGGTTGTCGTATGCCAAGCAGTGCGTTTCTTCAAGATCAAACAGCGGCAGGAGCGTCTGATTCAGCTCCTGTTCATCCATACGGCAGAGTGGCAACACCGTTCCTTCTCGCCATTGAGCGAAACCAGTTTGAGCAGATGCGAGGTTCGGATCGTTGGCTTTGAGCATGGTCACCGGAACGCCGAAGACCGCAGCGATCTCCTCGACAATCTCTTCTCGTCCGGCAAGATCCTTCGGCGGGAAGTTCAACGGTGTGAATTGAACATCACCAGTCACAGTGATGAACGACCCATCCTTGCGAGTTCCTCGCAACCTGTTCTCTACTTGTTGTTGAAACCGATCAAGCTGGTCGCCTGTTGGAGTACCCTTGACGACCACTGCATAATC